AATGGAAGGATATAATGATGATCTTTCAATCAGTCTTGCAATAGGTATGTGGGTTAGAGATACAGCATTAAGATTAAAATCAGAAGGAATAGCATTACAGAAAGATGTATTAAGTAGAACATTAGATTACGAAGCAGTTTACCAACCAATGGATAATAGAAATGATTCTTGGGAAATGGAAGTTGCTGGAGAAAAAGAAAATTTAACATGGTTAATAAAATAATAAGAGGGTAAAATGGCAGAATATAAAAGAAATTGTCCAACTTGTAATAAAAAATTAACTTATACAAGTACGTCTGGATATACTTATTCAAATAAAATAAATTCTAATTGCAATTCGTGTTCTCACATTGGAAAAATGAAAATTTTAAATGAAAAAAAATATGAGAGATTTTGTCCAAAATGTATTGTGGAAGTTTTACATACTACCAAATATAGACGAGACTTAGCAATCAAAAATGAAAGTTTGTGTAGGAGTTGCTCACAGAAAGGTAGAATTTTATCTGAAGATCATATAAAAAATATAAGTATATCAATGTCTGGAAAAAATAATCCATTTTATGGAAAGAAACGTCCAGAATTTAGTAAATTAAGAATGGGTCATGAAGTGAGTAACGAAACAAGAAAAAAATTAAGTATTGCAAATACTGGAAACATTCATACAGAAAAAACAAAGAAAAAACAAAGAATATCTGCCATAAGAAGAATTGAACGAACTGAATTAAATGGAGGTCAATTGATACCAAACTACAACCCAGACGCCTGTAAAATAATAGAAAACTACGGAAAAGAAAACGGCTACAACTTCCAACACGCAGAAAATGGTGGTGAAGTAAGAATAGGTGGATATTATCCAGATGGATTAGATGAAAATAGAAAAACAATTATAGAAGTTGATGAAAGTCATCATTTTAAGAATGGTGAATTAAGAAAGAAGGATATAAAACGACAAACATATCTTGAAAGTTTAGGATATGATGTTATACGAATTAAATTAAATAGGAGTAATATAAGTTATGGCAGATAAAAGTTTACGGAGCCGTCTCCGCCGATTATTCAGCACAAATGCTATCGTTAGACACGCTGGTGGTAAAAAGTTAAAAATTGCTGATACAAACCAAGTTCAGAACGCTACAAGAAACAGTCTTGTGGACAGATGGTCCAGAATACACACCAATTTAACAACTGGTGGATATGGACACGCTCAAGCAATTAGTTTCCAAGCACAACGTCTTGGATTATTCAAAGATTATGAAGAAATGGATAATGACGCAATCCTGTCAAGTGCATTGGATATTTATGCTGATGAAAGTACGTTACGATCCGAATATGGTAAAGTGTTAGAAATTAGATCTGAAAATGAAAATATTCATGATATATTACATAATTTATATTACGATGTTTTGAATATAGAATTCAATCTCTGGCCATGGGTTCGTAATATGTGCAAATACGGTGACTTCTATCTTTATTTGGATATTAAGGAAAAATATGGCATTACAAATATAGTACCACTTTCAGCGTATGATGTTACTCGTATAGAGGGTGAAGATCCAGATAATCCATACATGACACAGTTCGTAGTGGAGCACGGTGACGCGAGACATAGTTCAAATATGAATGGCAACAAAGAATTGGAAAATTATGAAATGGCACATTTCAGATTACTATCAGATTCAAATTTCCTACCTTATGGTAAAAGTATGATTGAAGGTGGTCGTAAAATCTGGAAACAACTTTCACTTATGGAAGACGCTATGTTAATCCATCGTATTATGAGAGCACCAGAAAAGAGAATTTTCAAATTTGACATTGGAAACATCCCACCTGCAGAAGTTGATAACTTCATGCAAAAAGTTACAAATAAAATGAAGAAAGCTCCAGTTATGGATACAGCAACTGGTGATTACAATTTAAAATACAACATCCAAAATCTTACAGAGGACTTTTTTATCCCTGTTCGTGGTGGCGATAGTGGAACGTCAATAGAAACTTTAAGTGGTCTTACATACGAAGCTGTGGACGATATAGAGTATTTGAGAAATAAACTCCTAGCAGCATTAAAAATCCCAAAACCATTTCTTGGTTATGATGAAAACGTAAGTGGAAAAGCTACTCTTGCAGCCGAAGATGTTCGTTTCGCAAGAACAATAGAACGACTCCAACGAATAGTAACAAGTGAATTAACTAAAATTGGTATCGTTCATTTATATGCACAAGGTTATACTGACGCTGACCTAGTCAATTTTGAATTGAAACTTACAAACCCATCCACAATATACGAAGAAGAAAAGATAGAGTTATGGAACAACAAACAAAGTCTTGCGTCAAGTATGATGGACTCCAAAATAGCAGATACAGAATGGATTTACAATAACATTTTCAAGTTTACAGAAGAAGAGAAGAAGAATGTTAGACTCGGTATTATTAAAGACCAAAAACGTAAATTCAGATGGGATCAGATAGAACAAGAGGGAAATGACCCAGTTCAAAGTGAGGAAGCAGTTGGAACTCAAGGTGCTATGGCAGGTCAAGATCAACAAGGTGGTGGTAGTCCATTTGGGAGAACCGGAAAAGAATTAGATATGGAAATGCCAGACGACGGTTGGCCAGGAAGTGGTCGTCCAAAAGAAGGTCCAAAATATGGTAAAGATTCGAGTATCAGAGGTCGTGATCCATTAGGGTCACATGATAAAAGAAAGGCAAGTAGTGGTAGTCCGAAATATGGACTCGCATTAGCACACTACGATACATTAAAGAAAAGTTTAGGTAAAATTGGTAAAGAAGATAGGAAGATTTTATTTGAAGCTAGTGATGTAGAAGAAGAATATAAAAATGAATTATCATCATCGTTAAGTAACGAAATAAATGATTGATTATTAGAAGTTTTTATATTTATAGATGAAGAAATATACTTATTTAGGAGTTAAATTATGAGTCAAAGAGTACGTCATAGTAAAATTAAGAATACTGGGATACTTTTCGAATTACTATCTCGTCAGATCACAGTAGACGTGATGAATGATAATGCGAAAAGCAAATCAGTTGAAATTTTAAAGAAATTTTTCAATGAGGGAACGGAGTTAGGTAAAGAGAATCAACTCTATCAAGTTTTATTAAAGGAAAATTATAATTCACCACGGAAAGCTGAAAAATTACTTGAAGTAGTTTTAAAGTCAAGGGAAAAACTACAGAACAAAAAATTACGAACTGAAAAATATAATTTAATTAAGAAAATTAAAGAAAATTATAAAGTAGAAGATTTTTTTAATGTGAGAATACCTAATTACAAGGTATATGCTTCAATATATAAGTCATTTCTTGCAGAAACTACTCCGGTATTTGATCCAGCAGATGAAGTAAATAGTACATTTACTATAATGGAACACATCACACGAAATAAAACAAAACCGAGAAATACAGACAATAAAACTCTTGCTGAATTCAAAAAAGAAGATACAGATTTACGATTGTTGTCTTATCAGTTAATGGTGGATAATTTTAATGGTAAATATAAAACTCTTAATTCAATGCAACGAAATCTATTAAAAGAATATGTAAATAACATTTCTAATACAAATTCATTAAGAGAATTTATCAACGGTGAAGTTAAAAAGGTAAAAGAGATTTTGACTAAATCACTACCAAAGATTACTGATAAAATTACTAAAATTAAGTTAAAAGAATCTATAGCACAAGCTGATACTCTAACAAAAGGTAAAATTGTTAGAGATAAGCAGGTTGTATCACTAATGAGATATTATTCACTTATTGGAGAACTTAGAAATGTCGTTAAATAGGGAAAGTCTAATACGAAAACTCGTCCGTGAACTTATTAAACAAGAATTAGATGAGGCAAATTCAACTGCAAGTGTAGGTGGTAGTTATAATACACCACACGCTTTCAGTGGTAGTAATAAAAAGGGTACTAAAAAAGGAAAGGCTGGATACACGAAAGGTCACGAAGAACCAACTCGTGGAACTGGTTTATATGTCACAAAGAACCCAAAATTGAGAAAAGAGTCTATAAACGAATCAAAAACTCCAGGATTTACCAACAGGAAATTCGGTGATCCACTTCCAACTTTAGCTGGTATCATGAAAAATCACAAATCAAAAGTAAGAGAGGGAAAGTATCATGATTACAGAAATGATGAATCGATGAGTGCTAAACAAAAAATTGGTCAGTCAATGAGAGAAGTCCGTGATAAACTAAATGAGTTAGATAAGTTAGTTAAGATGAATGTCAAACTAAAAACCGAGCTGTCCATTGATTCCAGAAGCTACTGGAAAAACACTCACAAAGCCATGGGCAAGATTAGTGAAAAATTGGTGAAATTATCCAATAAAATTGGGAAACTGTATTAAGGCCTAAAATGCCCTTTACAGAAAATAAAAAGTCCTATTTGGACTCTTTGTTTAGTATTTCTACTTTATTAAAACGATGGCACACCGAAATACAAAACAAAGATATAAATAAGAATTATATGATTGATTCACTAAATAAGTGGATTAAGAAACTTGAAAAGTTAAGACATGAAATAATGATGGGGAAATCAAAATGAAAATAACTAAAACACAATTAAGACAAATAATCAAAGAAGAAGTAACTGAAGCTTATATAGATCCCGATGATGCACCTAAGATGTTAGTTGATGGGTTGAATACGTTGAGAAATGAGATTTTCAATGCAACTAAATATAAAGGTAAAGTAGAAGGATGGGCTGAAAAATACTATAGATCTGTACCTGGGATGTTGGATATGATATCTCGGCTGACTAAAATAATAGGGAGAATAAAATGAAGACATTATTGGAATTAACTAAAACAAAATTAAAACAAATGATCCGAGAAGAACTTACGTATCTTAATGAGGTTGATGATGATCAGATGATTAAGTACAAGGATGGTGATGGTGAATCTTCTGAGATGTCGGCTAAATCTGCTAAGAGGATGGCTAAAGATCATCCTGCTAAAGTTGAGTACGATAAGCTTGCTGGAAGTGATGACGGTGCAGCGAAGAAAGGCGTCAATATTTTTGACGAACCAAGTGATACAGGCACTGAAAAACCTGCTCAAATCAATGATCCCAAAGCGCTCTTAGATGACATGGATATTGATTACGAAGAAACGGAAGATGAGAATGGTAATAAGAAATACGAACTTGAAGATGGAAGAGAATTGACATTTACTGATACAGGCGTTGTGATTGATGACGATGGTAACGAAGAAATTGATCAGTGGCCATATCCACCTGAAAATTATGGTTATGAAACTGTCAAAGATCCAGAAGCCGACTGGCGCGATCTTCCAGTTGTGCCTCATGATCAATGGGCAGAAGAAGGTCAAGATTATTTAAGCAAAAACTTTCCAGAGGAGAGTTTTGTTGGTAAAAGAGGCGTTACAGCTGAAGGATCATTTCGAAAGATTCAGGAGCAGTGGATAAAAAACAATATTTTATAAGAGGAAGACAATGATTAAATTAAAAGATTTGCTTAAAGAATCTTTTGTATGGGAGCGAAAGTTTGGAGAACCGCTCATAACATTAGAAGATGCTATTAAAAAACATGCTTCAGATAAGTTATCTGAAAAAGTATCTAAAAAAGATTATCAAGAATTAGCTAAAGATTTTGTAGGAGAACATAAGAGACGTATCATACAAAGAGCTTCAGAAGACGGTGGAGTTGATATTCAAATGATGGCAATAGATACTGCGGAAGCAATGAAGTATGATCCTGATTATAAGGGCATTGATGCAGATTGGCTATATGGTGCAATTGGAAAAGAATTAAAGAAACATTCATGGTGGAAAAAATTGGACATTGGTTTATGAAAAAAACAGAGTTGAGAAAAATGATTCGCGAAGAGTTACTGAGTGAGGGTGAATACTATGATGAATTTTATGTTGCTGCCAAGGTGGATAGCGCGTTGAGTAAAATTGATAATAAGATGTCTTGGAAGGTATTTGCTAAAGATATTAAATTTATTATAGGGGATGTGTATCCCAAGGACGCGAAATCAATCGCAAAATATATTTCAAAATAAAATATTGGTGAATTAAAAGAAACTGGAAACAAAAAGCTAAAAATAGTCCTTTGCTTTATCATTAAGGTGGCTTAAGTTCTACTACTAAATATACAAATAAAACAAGAGGTTATGATGTCAAAAAAGACTCAATTACAAGCAATTCTAGATATGCAGAATGATAATGCAACGTTGAAAATTACACTGGGACAGGAAGATATAATAAAAGAAATTGACTCAGACGTTAGCTACATCGATTGTCTTTTGAACAATATAAATAATCCAACAGAAGGTCTTAGCATGCTAGCTGAGTATAATGATTTAGAAATGGAAGATTATTTTTTAGATTAAATCATGATATTTAAGATATATGACTAGTATAATTATTTCATTTTTAATTGGATTTTGGGTAAGCAAAGTTATAGCATATCGACTTAATAAGCAAATAAGAGCAGAGTTAATTTCTCTGTATGATAAAGTAGAACATCTTAATGTACAATTGGGATTAAATAAAATTAATTGGTCATTCAATGGATGGGCAACAGATATAGAGGACGAAGATGACCACACAAAAGACAGGAAGCATAGAAGTTGAAATGAATTCATCATCAGATACAAGAAAGATAAATGCAGTTTACAATTATGCTGATAATCTTATTTATGTTAACAGTAGAGATGGGATGCTTTA